CATCAGTCGGTGATGCAACAGACTTGCTCCAAGCGTACCCTTTCAGACCCAAACCAAACGTGTAATCAGCCTGCATGGTAGTCTTGATGCGCTGACTGCCGTTGGAGGTTTCTACGTTAGTGATCAAGTCGCCAGCATCGTGTACAACAATGCCGCCCTGCGCCAGTGACAGAATCTTGATGTCATTGGTGGAGGTTGCAGGAGTTTCACGCAGTGCAGGAGCGTCAGTTACAACGATGCGCTTGCCCAGAATCTCAACAACTGTCACGTTGCCAGCTTGGAACAGCTCTGCACCGTTTGTCAGGTTCTGGCTGATCAGCTTGTGGTACATAGTACCGTCCATCACATCACACACTAGCAACTGGCTTGAGTCGCCAAACAGTGCGTGTGAGTTGTTGATGTCGCTGTAGGTCAGATCACGGCCAGTGCCAATGTCATTCGTGACCGTTGCGCCAAGGTTCTCCATTGCAGCGATTGCTGATGCAATACCAGCGTTCAGCATGTCTTTCAACATTGCTTCTGCCATGTTGCGAGAGATAACTTCGACAGCAATAGTCGGGTTATCACCGACCCAACGCAGTTGTGAAGGCTCCCACTCAATTGGACCAAAGCCGCCAGCAACCTTTGCAGTCACATGCTCAAGCTGTGCAAGCTGAGTGCTTGATGCGCTAGTGTTGGTGGCGTAGCGATCTACACGGCGTTGTGCGCTGTGCAGGCTGGAGAACATTGACTTCAGGAAGAAGTCGCCGTCAAAGCCTTGCGTAGACAACTGGATGCCGCCGTTGCTGGCTGCGTTAAATTTCTCGACCATTTGGGCAACAGTTTCGATTGTTGCTTCTCGGACGTATTCGTTAAACACTTTCATGTTGGTTAGAGCCATGATAATTACCTCTTAGGTTATGGCGTTAAGTCAGGGAATTTTGTGGCGAAATATGCTGCTCGTTCTGCTGGTGAGCCATCAATTCTGCCTTTTGTCGAGGCAGCCCCGCCGCCATTTCCACCAGTGGCTCCACCACCAGAGTTTGCAGGAGCTTGGACAAAATGCTTGCCTTCGTCACCCGCTGCCCATTCCTTCACATAGTCTGAAAGGGCTTTATCACCGATCTTGGCAATTCGCGCATCACCTTCAACAACGATTTGCACATTTTCCTTCAACATCGCCTGTACTGCTTTTAGGTGTGTTGGGTTTGTCACTCCAGCCTTAGACAGCTCTGCTGTTAGGCCGTTTTGTATCAAAAGCTGACGAGTGTATTTCGACTCTGAGTCTAGAGCATTTGTTGTCGCTTCAAAATTCTTGGTCAAATCTTTGTATTGCTTTTGCAGTGTTGCGTTATCAGTTTGCGCCTTTTCCAGCGCAGACTCTAAACGCTCAACTTCTGCTGGATCAACGGATTTGCCGTTGCGCTCGTTTCTCTTTAAGTCTGCCAATAATTGCTTGTTATGGTTCTTTAAGCCTTCAGTAGCAGTAGCTACCGCCTCGTCAACTATTGCTTTTATTTCTGGTGTTATTTCCATCGTTTGACCCCTGGTCATGGCCTCTGGCCTTAGTTGTTTCTCTCTTTAAGCTGTGCAATCGTTAATGGCCTACCTCGACCATTGACTAAATCGTTCAGCGTTATCTCACCCTTACGATACATCTCTGCGCGACCTTTGCCAAGTATATCATCTTGACGATCTTGCGTCTGCCGTGATAGCCAGCCTTCAAATGTCAGTGAAGCCTTGACCTGTCCTGTCTCTGACGCTCTTGTTCCACCAGGCTCGCCATCTAAGACTACCGGAATCAATAAGCACCGGCAGTTAAAGTGCAGCGGATAACTGGGCATTGGCGAACTATGACCGCCATAGGGTTTGCCAGACTTCTCCCACTCTTTACCATCTAATGGCGCACAGACTAAACAAGTGCGCGAATCAAGTGTTGCTACAGCCCTATAACGCAGGACGATGTCATCATTGTCCTCCATTACCTTCATGCGAGCATCGTTGGCAATGGTCGCTGTTGATGTCTGCACCAGTGCTGCTGCGTTGCTGCGCGATACATCCATTACTTGACGCACACGGTTTATGATCTGCGCGTTAGTCTCAGCCCCTGCGATACCTTGCCTGACCGCTGCTGCAAACTTAAATTGTACATCAGCAGACTGCTTTGCCCAAAACGCACCTTGTGTTGCGCCCTGAATAACAGCATCTGTTGCTATTTTATCCAAAACTGTTGCAGATGCCAAAACAGCGTCTCTTGCAATAGATGACGCGGTTACTTGTGCTGCGACCTTTGCAATCTCATCTGTATCTGATATTGACTGAATTGCGATACGGTCATAATACTTTTCTATCAGTTCACGGGCTTCTTTCAACTGCTTGTTTGCCCTTGCCCTGCCCCACTCGGTCATCTGGCCTGCAAGTTTGCCGACCAACTCACGTTCTAACTGGCGCAGAATGCGGATTACGTCTCGGCTGACGCCTTCAGATGCTCTGAAAATGTCCAGCTGCAACGCAACTGCCGCATCAAATTGTTTGTTCATCAATCAATCCGCTGGCTGTTTATCCGTTCCTGCTCCACTTCAAACGTGACACCTTGAGCTATGATTTCACCATCTTGCAAGTTATCAAACAAGGTCTGGTTAGAAATCGCGCCTGACTGCCATGAGCCAATAAGCGCAGTTAATTCTTGTGCTGACATTCTGATTGGCATAAAGTCATTATTTAAGGTGTAGGCAACATCACCAGTTAAGCCTGCCCATCTTAAAAAGGTTGTCAGCGCGTTAGTGATGGTGATGTTAATCACCTGAGACATTGCCGCCAGTTGCGACTGTTCTCCCGCTTGCCTTGTCTTTTGAGTTTCTGACGACTCAACTGATGATTTCTGGCCTTCCAGCATTCTTGCGCCAAGCACTGCCATCTGTGATTTTTTATCTTCAAGGTTTGTTCGCAAAGCAGGAAAGTCGCCTGTTGTTTCAACGTAGAATGCTTTTGCCATAGGGTCAGGCAGGCAGTTTGCTGATGTTCCACCCAATGTGATAGGCGGGTCACCTTCTTCCCTTCTGTGACCAGTGATGAACAAAGTTGGTAAGCCTGAGAAGTGACAAGCGTGTTCATAATCAGATGTGACCATGTAGTGCGCCAAATTCATATCAACCAAGTCTAGCAGTGGTGGTGAGCTTACTGCTGGGCTGATGGAATCAACGCCAGCAAAGTAAAAAGGTATTCTTCGCAGTGGTTGGTTGTTCATCAGCGGATATAAATCCTCTCCAACTTGATTATCAGCGTTATCAACTCGCTGATAGAGTCGTTGCCTGTAACCTTTAGGTGTAAGGTCAAGCACCCTGAACACTGTCTGCGCTTCGTGTGAATACTCGTTTTCAGGCATTGGTGCTTCTTCTTGCAGCACTACAAGTGTCAGCACTTCAGAGCCTGCAATGCGGGTTGTGCGCCAGTTGATTATTGCTTTTTCAGTGTAGTGAGCCATGAGAGGTTGCCCACCCAGCAGTTCTGCGCCAGCGCGAGTAAATCCACCAGGGTTTTCAATTTGCGGGTAGTCAACCAAGATACCGCTGCGACCAGTCTTTAAAACTCGCTCGAATACACCTTGAACAAAAACATCCAGTGGAGTACCGGCCAAATCGACATTATTAATAAAACGTTCTGCACCTTCTGGCGCAACAATGTTTGCTGGCTTGCGAAAGACCATGCCCTTCAGACCAGAGATTGTTCGCCAGGTAGCGTTGAAGAATGGAGTTCTTTTCAGCCTTGTCTCGTAGTCGTTTTGCTCTTCAAAGCGCAATCTTGGCAGATAAGCAGTATTTTTCTCATGGATTTTATACTGGCCTTCTGAGGCATCAATGCACCGATCCCATAAAGGCAGGTTCTTTTCATAGCCTGGGTTTGGCGTAGATACGCCGGAATAGTTCTTGGTGATCATATACCTGCAATCCTCGCCTGTGATATTGGGCGAACCAGTGGGAATCTCCTGTGCAGGAAATAACCCATTGAATCTGTGTAGTCATCAATGGACGGGTGATCGTTGTATTTCTCCGGTTCACCCTTCGCATCGTAGCCTTGCGACTCAAGCGCATCTGTCAGCATTGGGCATCTGTCAGTGTTAATACTGATGCGATCATGTGCAAACAAAGCGTTGACAGCGTTAATTCTATCACGAATTGCCGGATTTGCATTAGGGGCGTCCACACGGTAGCCAGCCTGCTCAATTATCTGGATATCAGACTGGCTCGCATTGGTTCTGCCAGCCCTGCCTGATGCGTCTGGGTAGACAGTTATCATCCTGCCGCCTTGCCTGTAGCGATCT